TCTTTGTTTGTTTTCTGTTTCCTCGTCATTGCAGGCGTACAGGAAATCGTACAAATCTGGAAATTGTTTTCGCAGGGCGGCGTGAGTATTTTTTTCTACCATGTCCGTTATCTTTCTTACTTCGGTTTTTCTGTCAGAAACTAACGCTTCGTGAATTTTTGACAGTGCCCATGAATCTACTTCATCATGTTTTCCTTTCATCCAAAGTTTAGCCCGTCTTTCTCGCAAATCCAGCGCGAGTGATACAAAGAAAGCTTGTTCTGTTTTCTCTTTGAGTTCACAAAAGTCCTCTTTTGCAGTTCCTGTAGATTCATTTTTCTTCAAAAAATCCAACATTTCTTTTTTTGCTCTTTCTGCTTCTTTCATCATTTTTTTCTCCTCCTTATTAAAAAGTTTCCATCAATTTAGAGCTTACAAGACTAGCATAATCATCGGCTAATTCTTCTTTTGTCATATAGTTTCCGAAGCAAATTTCAGCCTTGTAAATTTCTTTAGCAGTTATAAAAAGATTAATAAACCACTTAGCATCACTTATTTTTTCGATGTCGATTAAATTTTTTTCTCTAATTGAAACAAAATAATTACTTCCACTTTCTTTTTCGTTTTTTAAACTGATATTCAACGCTTTGATCATGCCTTCTTTAATGTCTTTCGCCCATGCAATCTGTTTTACGGAACCTTTTGTGATTTCTCCCATATGCTTTGCTTCCTTCCATGCTTTCTTTAATCCTTCGGAGATGCAAAGACCTGCCTTTTTAACTAACTCCCATGCTCTTTTCATAATGTTTGATAAATTGTATTTTTTCATTTCTTTGTATCTCCTCTCTTGATTTACTCACATTATACACGATAGTGACTATTATGTCAAGAGAAAAATACACGAAAATATATTATTTTTTTCTTGATATTTCTTTCAAAATAATGTACTATATATTTATAACAATAAAAGGAGGCTTTTTTAAATGGAAACACGAGCAAGAAAAAGAAGTAACATATATAAAGGTAGTATCTCATATAGTAATTTGTGGGACACGCTAGAACGCAGAGGGTTAAAACGTTCCAACCTATTAGATAAGGAAAGTTTTAATCTTTCCCCGGCGCTGGTCAACAAGTTGCGACACGATAGAAACGTGAACATAGATACAATTATGTATTTGTGTGAGAAATTAGACTGCCAAGTGTGCGACATCGTGGAATATAAAAAATAATACATTTTCGTGTATTTTTCTCTTGACATAGTAGTCATTATCGTGTACAATAAGATTAAATCAAGAGAGGAGATACAAAGAAATGAAAAAATCAGTTAAAAGATACAACTTATCAAACATTATGAAAAAAGCATGGGAAACAAAGAAAAGATACCCTAGAAAGAGCTTTAGCTCTTGTTTAAAAGATGCATGGAGAGAAGCTAAGAGAGAAGTATTAGCTAAAGAAATGCCAGAAGTAGTTGACGTTATGTTTAGCGGTCGCGACTTGACAATCAATCTTGAGAATGGAGAAATCTCTGGAGAAACTTTCGAAGTAAAAAAACACATCAAATACATTTTTGATGCAAAATGGAATCCAGCTAAGAAAGTATGGGTATCTCAGCTTAAAAATCTTAGAGCAGTTGTAGCTAAAGAATGCGTAGTTTACTAATAAAGAAGGAGAAAAGAAGATGTACGAAAAAGTTTTAGAATCAATCAAAAAATGCAGCTATGATACTATTGGAATCAGAAGAACTTGTGCTGACGAAGATTATAAAGTCGGCGACATCGCCCGCAATTCCTTTTACTGGGACGTTGAGAATGATTTATCATCATACCAAACAGAGCCAGAGGTGATGGACGGAACGTCCGCAAGAGCCATCCTTTTTGACGACATGGACAGCGACGAGGAAAATCTTGAGGTCATCAAGAAGATTATTGAAAGATTTAAAAAAGAATATCCTTGCTGCCTTCCGGAGGAGAAATTTATTGTTCTCGGTTCCGATCGCGTAGAATATGACATCAACGATGGCGACATCATCATGGAAGATGCAGAGGTTTTATATATCTTTTAGGAGGGAGTGCTAATGCCAAGAAGGACTCACGAAAAAATATGCCAGAATTGCGGAAAACCGTTCTGGGGGCTGGCAGATAAATACTTTTGCGATGATTGCTCCAAAAAATTGAGGGCAGAGCGCACAAGGCAAGAGAAAATTTGTGAAGATTGTGGCCGCTCATTTATAGGCGGACCTAAATCTTTTAGGTGCCCTGACTGTCAGAGGAAAATAGACGATAGAAGAAAGCAAGCTAATAAATACTATGGGGCAGAACGCCCCCTCGGAAGCACAGACAGGTGTATTGTTTGTGGGAAAGAGTATGTTGTTGAGGGGAGCTTGCAAAAATATTGCAGTGCAAAATGTAGGTTAATAGGGTTAGACAGTTACAATAAGCGAAGAAAGGAGAATATTGAGCAAAAAAAGAGAAAAAAGGCAGAAATGAGGGCAAATCAATTATATGTTTGTCAGTACTGTAAACGCCCTTTTACCCCGGTCGTATTATCCGGGATGAAATTAGCATCCCATTTGTATTGCTCCGATTATTGCAGAAAAGGAGAAAAAAAGATACAGCTGTGCATAGCAGATATTAAGCGTGGGAAAAGCAGAGATCTGCAAAAATATATAGATGATCGCAATCAGTACAGAGAAAAGGTTGCACAGGAGAAAGCTAGTGAAAATTAGCAGCACCCGCCCCGGAGGTACGAAGGCAGGAAGGGAAATAAATGAAAAGAGCCGCTTTGTACGTGCGAGTAAGCACGCAAGAGCAGAAGAACAGTGGATTGTCCGTTGATTCGCAGATAGATGCGCTTGAAAAATATTGCGAGGAGCAGGGGTATACAGTTGCCGGTATTTACAACGATGCCGGCATTTCGGCACGCAAAAAATACACAAAACGCCCTGCCCTATTGCAGTTACTTGAGGATTGCAAGAAACATGAGATTGATATAATACTCTTTACACGCCTTGACAGGTGGTTTAGAGCTGTCGCAGGGTACTATGAGGTACAAAGTGTCCTTGATGCGTGTAAAGTGCCTTGGCGGGCTATTTGGGAGGATTACGAGACAGAGACAAGTCAGGGGATTTTTAAAGTTAACATCATGTTATCTGTAGCGCAGGCAGAGGCAGACAGGGACAGCGAGAAAATACGCTCCGTCATGGAGTTCAAGAGGCAGAACAAAGAGTATATTGGCGGAAAGGTGCCGGTGGGGTATCGCGTAGAAGGGAAAAAGATTGTAAAAGACGAGAAGATGCGAGGAATAATTGAGGATATGTTTGAGCATTATTTCCAGACGTTTTCTAAAATGGAAACAGCCGATTATATTTTGAGCAAATACCCTGATTTTATAAGGACTAGAACCAGGATAGTCAAAATTATGTCCAGTCCGGCGTACCATGGGGAAATGTACGGCGTAAAGAACTACTGTGAGCCATACATAACAGAGGAGCAGGCACAAAGAATTAAAGAGGTCTCCAGCCAGAAAAGTTGGGTAGATTGTAAGAGGCGTATTTATATTTTCTCTGGGCTGATACGTTGCCCAATTTGTGGTTACAGATTTTCTGGGCGCACGATGGCCAAGAAAGAAAAGAGGTATAAAGTGTATCAATGCCCTAGATCTGCCGCGAAAAAGCACAAAACATACACGCGATCTGAACCAAAATTAGAAACATATATGCTTAATCACATCGAAGAAAAAATACAGTTAGATGTATTAAGGGTGGAAGGTCGTGCGAAGGCAGCCGGAAGCGATGTGGGGAAAAGAAAGAAAAAATTATCCAGTGAACTAGGAAGAATTAACAAAATGTTTGAAAAAGGTAGGATAACAGAAGAATACTATGACGAAAGATATGAGGCTATATCGAAGGAATTAAAAGAACTATCCCAGACCGCCGCAACGGAAGAGTTGGAAACTAAGAAAAAAATACAAAGCAGATTTCCTGACGGTTGGAAAGATATGTATATGCAGTTAGACGAACAAGGCAAGCAGGTGTTTTGGAAAAGTATTGTAAAAGAAATAAAAATATCCCCCAACGAATTTGTGGAGGATATTATATTTTTTTAGTTTTTGTTATGCAGTAACTAGCCGTAACCACCGGGTTAAAACCAGTTACTGCATAACAAAATATTAAAAATAAAGGAGATACAGTTACATTATACAGAAAGAAAGAGGACGTTTCAAGCGCCCTCTTTTATTTTTCGCAAAACCGAACGATATTCTCGCGGATACATTGCTTCTATGGCTTTCATGTGTTCGTCAAGTACATACAGCAAATGCTCAAAGTCTGCTTTCCGGGCTACCTCCTTAAATTCAGATTCCGGCTCGGATGCGTAAGAATAATATGCTGTTTTTGGTGTTGATTGGTTTGGTGCTTTATCTGGCTCCAAATTATTGCGTACATTGTATAAAATCGAAAGCCGTTCGCAAGTGGCGTAGGTTGTTTTTCCTGCCTCTAATGCCGCAATTTCGGCATTAATTTCGCTCATATTAATCATTGCGGCACCCCTTCCTTTTATCGGTCTAATTCTGCTAACGCCCTGCCTAGAGCCGCCTGATCTGTGCTAGACAGATTACTGTCATGCATCATGTCTTTAATGGTCTCTTTTACCTGCATTTTTGCATCGTTGTAAGAGTAATGGCCTCTCACATAGTGCTGACCTCTACGGGCATTGCTATAATCACCGTAATCCATGTCAGGATAACGCCCGCGGCTGTATCTTCCTGACGTGTCCCAGTCGCCGCCACGGCTGTATTCGCTACCACCTTCCAGATACATAATCTTGTCGATATTTTTAATTGTGTCTGTCAGTTTGTGGACTGCCTCCAAATCCCCGGCGCTCATATCGCCTTTGTTGGAAATCTCGTCCAGCTCTCTGCACATCATTTTTTTTAATTTGTGTAATGATTCCATTCTTGGCCCTCCTTTACGCTACTCTCTCGACGATTAAATTGCTATTGGCTATATTAATTGCCTGCGTAGATGTATTTTCGACTGCGATCGTTATGCAGCACCCGCGCGGAACGTCAATAAATGCCGCTGTAAATACATTAAAATATTCGCCTACGGCCGCAGGTGTTACGATTGCTGTCGCACTATTTAATGGCTCTCCGGCGATTGCCAGGGCAATAGAAATAGGTGCCACAGTTCCACCGGCAGGTATGGCGATATTAGCGCCGAAGCTGACTTTATAACGTGCCCTGCACTGGTTTGTAAGGCCTCTAAGGGTCACAATTCCTGCCCCCTCCCGGTGTGTAATACAGCTACCGCACTTTACGGCTGTCTCTGTGAGCGGTAAATTCTGCCCCGCTGCCACGGTTACAATATTGCTATTAGTAAATTCTGCCACGTTATCACTCCTTTTTTAATAATAAACGGCGGAACGATCGCCCCGCCGCTATAAGCATCATCGGCACAAGCCGAACAATCCCGTCAACGCAGGAAGCTGCTAATTATAAAATTTTAGCATCCACAACCGGTATTGCATCCACAGTTACCGTACTGATATGGTGCGGAAACCGGAAAAGCCGGCACCGGTCTAGGGTTGTAGTAAGTAAACTGTCCCTGCATATACGCCTTTAAGGTTTCGTTCTGCGATGCCTGAGAAGCCGCTAACTGCGCCGCAAATAACTGCTGATTCTGCTCGGCAATCTTAGCGTCCTTAGCTTCGATTCTCTGCGCTGTGAGGGCATCAAGGATAGCTCTAGCGTTATTATTCTGGTTGTCGATGATGTCTCTTGTGTTGTTTGCGTTGTTAAAGTTTGTCTGGCAGAAGCCGTTTGTAACTTCCTGCTGGATCGCATTAGTATTCATCGCCATATTGTAGTTAACACCTGCGATAGCCTGTTTGTTATCGCAACAGCACTGTGCTAACTGTGCCTGCAAAGCGTTGAAACTTTGCATATCTGCAATCTGCCCCTGCTGGATTGCATTCCGTGTATCATAGCCGTTCTGCTGAATTGTACTATTTGTTCCTGCAAATCCGTTGAGAAGAGAGGTATTCATCGCATAAAATCCGTCACAAATACCGCTGTTGATGGCATCACCCTTGCGTTCAAGGGAGGAAATACCGCTATCAATCTGGCGCTGTAAGGTTGCGAAGTCAGAAGCTAATACATAGTTATCTACCGCGCCTCCGCCGCCGTTATTCCATCCATTTCCGTTTCCCCATCCACAGAAGATAAAGAGGAAAAGAATGATAATCCACCAAGCACCGTTACCCTCGCCAAATGCGCCGTTATTGTTGCCTGTGACTGCCGCCAAATCTGCCGGGCTCATTCCGTCTGTTGTTAATCCCATGAAATCACTCCTTTTTATTTATTTAAAACCCTTTAAAAGGGTTTGAAACTGTGTTGCCATACCCTGCAACTGGTTATACTGTTGCTGGCTCATTTTCCCGCTATTTAGCAGATTCTGTACTTCCTGCTTCGGGTCCCCTTGAAACTGCTGCCTGAACTGTTGAAACTGCTGTATCATCTGCATTGGATTGAGATTCATTCAATACCCTCCTTCTTAACGTCTCCATTTGCCTTTCTAAGGCGTTTAAGCGTTCCTCATAGTTGATTGGTTGGCTAGATTGTGAAAGCTCCGCTGTGGGCGAATTTGAGCCCTTACGCTTATATTCAAACACCTCTAAAAACGGTCTGCCCGTCTGGTCTGCTCTTTTTTCGTAAAAAACTGGCGCTTGGCTGTCCCACAGGCGGACAAAAGAGTTTGGTGCCACTAAATATGCCTCCGCCGCGCCCTGCCCTTGTACCCAAATCCGTTCATCGGGGTTGGCCTGCTGTTGCATTTGTTGGGGTGGTGCCTGCTGTTGTTTTAGTCGATTTAGTTGGTCAAGATAATCTGTTTGTGGGTATTGCGAGTACTGTGGATATTGTTGTGGATATTGTGGATAACCGAACATTTATTTTCCTCCTTCCCGCCAGTAATATATTGGTGTCATTGCTCCACTGTCCCACGTATCGTAATAATTACCATCAATTACCGCTATAACGTGCCCTGACAGTGCTAATATATAAGCTCCTTCCGGGTGGTTGTTTGCAAATTCCGAGACAGTGCAGGTCATGTACTCATCGGGGATTATGTAGCGATTAAACCCCTTATCTTTGAGGTATGCACCCCACACTGCGTTGGCTGAGGGCATATCTGACAACATTAAGCCGTACAGGGCAAGTTGTATATATGTTTCTTCCCACGTTTGCTTTGTAGCTTTTGAGATAGCGCGCACGGTGCAATCTCCCACTTTTGCCGCCGCGGGATTTGGGTTCCAATATTGATACATCTCTCTGCCCTCCTTATAGTTTTATTATCGCAAAAAAATAAGCACACCACCACGAAGACAGTGTGCTTATTTCTGCGCAATTTTTAAATCATCTTTAGTTTTTTAAAGGCTGTTTATGTATGGGATCGTGCCGGGAACTAACAAAATTTTTTCCACGGCGCAACTCCACAGCCCCTGTAATCCTCTCGTGCTTATATCCATTTTCTCGGCGGCTTGCTCCTGTGTTAATCCATCAAAAAGCAAGTACTGTACAGTTTCACGCTCCCGCAAAGTTAAGCGGGCACACGACAAGGCGTAATCAATAAATTGTTTATCGCCTAATTTCCAGAGTTTTTTTATCAAACTTCTGTTCACTGCATCACCTCAAACACGCAAAAATTACGTAAATTTATTTCATTTTGTCCAGTCCTAAAATTGCTCTAACCTTGTCCGGCAATAAATCTGGGTTAATTTTACCGATATTCTCCACGATAGAGCCAAGCTCCATTAAAATGATGTATACGCACACGCCTGCGGCAATAGGCACCCGAAAGCCCAAGTCTACATATTTCTGGACGTAGTCGATAAGATACGCAAGCACCACCAGCATAATGGAGCCAAATTTATGGTACAATCCTTTCCTCATTTCCGAGGATTTCCACTCGTGGTTAGCGCAGGCAGCTACTCCGCCACTAGCCAAATCAAAAACTACAAAAATACAAGTTATTAAAGGTAACATGATATCTACCATCTCCATTCCTCCTTAAAAATTATTTTTCTTTTGTTTTCATAAATTAATTAAAGCCCTCTTTAGTTAATTAGTTAGTTTCCGCTTTCGATTCTTCTTCCTTATTAACATCCATCAGCTCATTGTACTGTTCCTCTGTGATTCTCCCAACTGCAAAAAACACATCAATCTTATTCTTTAAATCATCTGTAAGTCCGTTTCTTTCTTTAAGTTTTAAAAGTGTTTTATACAACATATTTATACCTCCAATTCTGTTAATGCTACTGCATATTCGCTGTTGACATAGGCTTCTGTGGATTGCAAATCCATATCATAGATATAATCTCGGTTGTCATTTAACTGCTGCTTTACATAGTTCCATCCATTTTCCATCGAAACAGGATAGTTAAATACTGTGTATCCATTCAATTGCTCTGATGCGACATTGACATTGGTCACGGGGTAGTAGGCGGCTAATTCTTTGAATGCCCGAATTTCTTCCTGAGTAAGGGAGATTTCTTCTGGAACTATTAACGCTAAAAATACTTTTTCTCCTGTTAATTTACTTGTTGCAACATTAGCAGAAACCCAGACTCTACACGTATCATCAAGGGATTGAGTCGATATGTAATTTTCACCTTTTCTCGTTGCACTCAGAATGTTTGCAATCAGGCAAGAACATATACATTTTTTGTCATATATGCTATCTATAATGCCGGGTTTATCACCTACACGCCATGCCAGATACTGTGCACCATCTACAGCAGCAGTCCAACGTTCTTTACCGGAAAAAACATATTCATATACTCTCTTCACCAGCATCCCACGTTCCACATCCACATAATCCGCAATATACTGCTGTCCGTCAATTGTGACGTTGCCACCACTTGAGACCGGAATTGCGTTAAGGATGATATTGTTAAGCGTAACAGATTGAACCTTTAATCCATCTTCATTTGTTACTTTAACTGTAGGATTTACAACGCTCTTAATCTCAACTGGATTCTCTGGCGTTGGCGTTCCATCCTGTGATGATTTGCCATATATCATCATATCTCGAATCTTTCCATTGTCGGAATCAATGATGTGAGTTTCGCCCTGATTTGAGGCATAGAACTTTGTAATTTTGTTTGATAAATCTTCCTTTATCAAACCAATTTCTTTTTTTAGCGGGCCAAGGTCTTCTGTTGTTTTCCTACGTTTTGAGAGTATATACGCCTCATCTCCCGTTAAACCACTTTTCCTCATGCTCTACACCTCCCTAAAGTAAAAACCACTTGCTATCAGGGGCATAAAAGCCATATAATTCCCCTGTGTCTACGCATAACGCCGTTGAGCCACTTGCAACGTAATGAGGCAATTTATCTACTTCAGAAGACTTTCCCCAGTAATATCGCTTACTTCCGTCTGTGTCTATGCAATCCCAGCCGCCTAAATCGTGTATAACATCTCCTTTGCGGTATGTCTGTCCATCAATAATTATTGTCCCGCTAGCTATCATACTTCCACCTCCTTATGCATAAATCTATCAGACAGCTCTAGCACGCAATCTGTGAGCATCTCATTTTGTTTTGTAAGCTCTTCTATTTTTTTGTTTAGTTCTGGTATGGACGGCGTGTTATCGTTAAATAGGTGTTCCGGTTCTTCTCGGTCAACATTCTCAACGATTTCATACTTTCCTTCCTTATTTGCCTCGATGTGACACGTACCATTTTCGTTGCACCACTGCGCAGCTTTTGGTGGGTATAAACCATCAAATACGTATCCAATATAATATTCTTCCATAATTACACTCCTAACACATATCTCAGTACAAACCCTTGATTGTTAACGGCTATTCCGTTTTGTGCGTTATTAGATTTATTACTGTCAGTACCCTGTATAAATGTATCACCGATATATAGGTATTTATTTAATCCGTAATATGGATTGCTCATTAACATACCATCTCCAGGTCGCCAGGCAACGTGCTGTTTAGGTACAAAAAACGTTGTCCACCACCAATTATCACAAGCTCCATTACTATAGTGGCTCCAGACAAATACGGCACCGGTCGGTTGCATTGATATTGGCTCATTTAGCGTAAATTTATGCTCTGCAAGCATCCAGTATCCTATGCCGTTAGCATCCCACAAGATGTTATTTTTGCCCAAGATGCACTCTACATCATTAGATACAAATTGGATGTGGTGGTTATCGACATACATCCCGGTTCCCATAGACTCGTACAAGTCGCTATACGTCGAGCCCTCTTTGACGGTTAACGAAAGTCCCGTGGTGTCCTTGGTTTTATCGTAATACAATTCCAGAGCCGCCTTGCCGCCGCCATGGATGTCGTCTGGGTTTGTCTGCTGGGTGGAAACAACAATGTTGCGGTCGGATTGCATCACGGAGCCGGAGCCCTCATAAGTTTTATCGCCGTCCGTGTTAGTGATCACGATAGGTGCTGTACCAAACCGTACAATTTCGTTGCTACCGTTTCGCACCGCCATCCCGTTACTGTCTAATAATGTATTTTGTTTAAGGGTGTTCCCTCTCATGTCGCCAACTATCAGTCCAACACCATCTATATAATCAATAAAATTTGTTGCAGTTTTAGCTGCATTAATAATTTTTTTGTTCTGTAACCCAAAATTTTTAGCGGTTCCTTTTTTAAATCTTTCATGCGATTGTTTTACTTTTTCTGCGGCTGTATCATCTGTTGGTGGAGATGTAAGATTTCCAGTAAGCCATGCTTTTCCACCGGAGACACGTATTTTTACCGTATCCCCAGATTTGCAGTTAATAGCCATCTGCGCAGGGGTTTCATCTGCTCCGCCGTCAATGTGGACATATGCTGTTTTTTCGTCAACCCGAAGGACTTTTGCAACTGTATCGTATGCTTTTGTTTTGCTTTGCTTCATCGCCGAGGCAATCTCTTTTACAAACTCATTCAACGCTTTCCACCTCTTCCTTTGTGCGGCAACCATGTTCTAGCGACAGCGATTGTGACGTTATTCTAAATTTCCCAGTAAGATTATGCCTAGGATAATTCAAAAAGACCACATCGCCCAGAAGAACGTCCTCAAAAAATCGGCGGCTGTACTGTATCGTTCTAGCAGGGTTCTGCAATTCCTTTAGCTTTCTAACAGCGTATGCTGCTATGTTTTCCCCAGAGGATAATTCAACGCCTGTTTCTGATTTCCACACTTCCCTGCCCCGGCTGACGGTTGATAAATAACTGTCCGGGCTGTCGTCCCGCGCGATGGCTGCGCCGTAATCGTCATGTATTGCCATAAAACAGTTTGGTGTGTCATACCAATTAAATGTGTCTGTTACGTCACACTCCATGATGTCGTTCGCGTTAATTCCTACCGTAAGACTGCTATTATTATCATTTGCACAGATAACAATACTTCCATCGCCAAGTATTCGCATCCGCCAACCAATAGCGTCTAAAATATGCAGTGCCATTGTGAGCCTTGTTTCCCCATCCTCTGCAACGATGTCATCCGTAGTTATCGGCGATGTTCCCTCGACGTACACAGGGGCAGGGATGCAATCATTGAGCAGATTTTTAATCTGTTTTGCTCCGCTACCGGCTGGTGCATAATAGCCACGCGGTAAGATCACATCGTCTGCTGGCTTAAGGACAGAATAACAGTCAATATTGTAGTTTTCCCTAACACCATCAAGCTTTCTTTCCGGGAAGGCGGTCAAGCCAGTAAACAGTGCTACTTTTACTCCTGACCCTCCTTGTCTGGCTTGCAGGTAAATGCGGATCCAACACTCATTGTCTGCTATCTTTTCCGTCATTGTGACAGAGGCAGATTCCCTTAAATCTGACGTGCTGTCCCGGTCAATACTGCCCTCAGTAAATTCAAATTCCTGCCGATCTGTCCATGTTTTGGGGTCAACCGTTGTCAAAATATATCTTGCTGAAAATCCTTTGCTCCAATCCATCACATCACCTCGTTAGGATGTTCTGCGCTCCACTGCTCTTCCGTCACAGCATCCAGTTCTTCCGAATCCACTTTTTTAATCGTTAGCGAGAAATCTGTCCGCATTTTGTTATCGTGGTCTTTTTTCTCCGATACTTGTATATCGCAGGAAAAAGACGAGCCGTCCGGCGTCCTAACGTGACATATTCCGGGATACGTTGCGAGGCGTCTCATTTGCTCAATCATCGTTGGTTCTGTTAGCGAGATACTTACTGCATCAATTTTTAAATCACGAGTGACTGCAGGGTTCCAGTCACCTTGTACAGAGCCACCAAGGTATACTGTCCTCTCAAAATCTTTATCCCATGAGTTATCTAAATCAAGGTTATACTGGATTTCGATAGATTCACTGTCAAAATCAATGATTGCCTTTTCGTGGGCTATCGAAAATTCGTTGTATAACCATGCAAACGAGCTATCTACTGTTATATAGTCGCCGTTGGCGGTTTTATTTACAACCAATATGCCGCCGTACTCATTTAGCGCAGGGTATGGGTCAACATATTTCTGGCCATAAACCCCATTTTCCAGAATCAGTTCTGCCCTGTCTACGCTCATTCGGTACAAATCAAATGTATCCCCGTCAGCGTATGTAGTTGGTTTAGCGACAACAATACTTGCTGTTTTATTGTCTGCAATCGTATTTACAGTGGCCGTTGGTACTTCCGGCTGATGTTTCCACCGCACAACAAACGGTATCTTTTTTTCTGCCACATGGTCATAAATATCTGTAAATGCAATCTGTATACTGTACCTTGCACCGTCATCCATCTGCCCGATCAGGTCGCCCAAGGCAATACTGTAGTTATCTGTTTCACTACCGGTAAAACTGGCAATAATTTCGCCGGCAAAATGCTGTTCCTTTAATCCGTCCGGGCGCAGAATATAATAATCCTCGTCTCTGATAATCGTTACTTTTGCTGTGCCAGCAGAATCCCCAAAGGACGGGGCTATCGTTAATGGTAGCTGTTCTAAATAATTTGTTGTGCTTTCCGATGATTCCGGTACTGTCTGGTCGGCTGCCTCCGTGGTAACATCACCAGAATTATATGCCGTTGTTTCCGAGACGAGATTCGTTGCAACGCTGTCTATTGTAGGTTTTGCAACAATTTCGACAGCCACAGAATCTGACCATGCACCTTCCTTGCCTCCCTGTGCTGTAACCATTGCTTTTAAATAATGGATTTCTCCTACATTCCACAGATTGCTCAAAAGACCACTTGCAGTATAGATTTTATTAATGTTTTCAATAGTTTCCGATAATGTCTCCATGCCGGAAGACATCATTAAAACAACGACGTTTCCATCTTTGCCTTTAACCGGCTCATCGTTAACCGCTTCTGCTATTTTTATGCTCGCTTTGCTGTTTCCGGTATAGCCGACACTGCAAATAACTGTGTCGTCCATGGCAAGATAATTTTCTGTCGTTGCAAGCGTAGGAGTCGTTGGGGTCTCGCTCAGAGATACGGAAACCGTATCAGACCAAGGAGACAGTACTTCCTCGTCCCCGGACGTATCCCGCAATCTTACGCGGAAATAGTATGTTTTTGCCGATTCTAGGGACCCGATGTGCCACGTTGTTTCCCTGTCCTCCACGTCATAACTGGTTGGGGCATCCGTACTAATCCATGCGTCCTCATGGTCTGCCCATGATATAGTAGCCGCATCTGCGTTTTTCCATGACCAATCCCACGTTAATTCTACGGTATCAGATGCTACCGCCATTGCAGTTATATTTTTCGGCGGAACCGCAATTTTTCTCGTTTCTGAGTAAATCCACCCTGACTGCATGAGGGGGCTAAGTTTGTAGGTGATGCCAGATGCTCCATTCTGAGGCGTAGAAGTTCCGGTAAAATTCTTGAGGGCAATCTGGTATTCAGTGCCGCCGGAAACGTCCGGACACGTAACTGTGATTGTGCCCTCCTTATCGGTGACCGCGATAACGCCTTTTTCCTCGTTGTCTATTTTCATCCAGATTGCTGTTTTGGCGTCAGGAACCTCTGTCTTTCGCTCAACGCTATTGATGGTAAGTGTTGTTCCCGTTGCCGATACCGTATCAAATGACGGGGATTTTAAAGCCCCCCGCGCCGCTACTCGTGGCTCAGAATACGCATATTTTTTATCGTGCGTACTTTGCACCCTTGTCCACATGATCTGGTCTTCCGCTATACCATCGTCTGTGTTAAAATCTGCTGACACTGTATAATCATGGTACGCAACAGTTACTCCTGTGCTCCACGATGTGCCGGTATACCTTTCTCCGCTTTCTGGCGTGTCTATAGCGTATTGTAACTCCATGGAATCCACAGGGCGGTCTTGTGGCGATGCCTGCACCCAGTTTGCCCATACATAGCGGCTAGAGGAGCCTATCTCTTTGCTCCCTGTGCTCTGTATGTTTGGACGTTCTGGGATACTGTAATAATGGTATGCATAGCCCCAACCGGAATCTCCGGCGCATCCTCTTGATTTTACCCTTACAATACGGCAAAATGTCATACTCTGCGTCGGGGAACCATCCTCTGTTATTTCCCACGTGCCGGAAGCCCCTGTATAGGGCGAATTGGCAAAACGAGCGTTTGCAATGGCACCCCTATAGTTTGTCATTAATGCGGTCTGTACCTGTGTTTTTGCAAAATGCCTTGAATCATTCGCCTCGTATGATGTATTCCAGGTAAATGCACCTTTATTTGCACCGGTATCATCAAGGGAATAAGAAACAGAAGGGGTATTTGGTGCATAAATGGTAAACGTCTTTGTAGAGGATGCGGCTGTATAGGTATGCTTTTTATCGCTTTTTGTTTTGCCCTTTACCTTAAATTCTATTGCGTTTAATAATTTTGATGAGACAGGATAATATTTTTTTGCATCAAGTGCTACCGTTCTTTTTGTTGCTGATTTTCCCACATCTATTTCTTTCCATTTTGTCCAATCCCACTTGGAAGCACCGGCATTTTTTGTATGTAGGCGGTACCACAGCCACTGCCCATCCTCATATTTTTTCGCCGGTATTTTCCAAGATATTGTAAATTTCAAATTGTCTCTCGATATAGACAGACCGCTGGGAGCAGCAGACTTTTTCTTTTTCTTTGCCATTATGCCATTTTCACCTGCCTTCTAAGCTCACTTGCCATCCTTCTTCCCCATTCTTCTGGGTTATCTGCACCGTTTACAGTTACATTAATAGTTACATCGTTTTTTGTTCCCCGTGTTGCCTCTCTAATGTCACTCATCAGCCTGCTACGACCGTATAGCATTTCGTCTCCCGCTTCTCCTGCTCCAAATAAGGTGGCATCAGAAAATACATATGGGCTTTCCATAGCCTTTTTATACCAGCTAACGTGGAATGATGGCAGAGATCCCTTTCCACCAATACCAAACGGAGCTTTACCGCCAGAAACGCTCAGGTGTGGTAATTTTAGGTGTGGAAGAGACCAAGAAAACTTAAACGCTCCTTTGAATTTAGATACAATGCCTCTAATAATGTTCCAAGCCTTCGACAAGGTGCTTTTTACTATGGATGGAATCTTTGAAATCCCATTTTTAAGTGCTATGGCTGCGGCCTTGCCACCGCCTGATAAAGTGCTCTTAAATCTGCTCATGGCAGTTCTCGCCCCACTCACTACCGTATTTTTAAAAGACACGATAGTGTTCTTTGCGGCACTGACCATCTTAGAGAAAATGGTCTTGACGCTTGTTACGATGCCATTCATACCTCCTTTGAAAGCATTTGCTGTTCCCTTGGCACCACTCACTAGCAAATTCTTGAATTTTTCCATTGCTGTTTTTGCAAATCCAGAAATCTTTTCTGGAAGTGCTTTCACACCATTTGCAATGCCTGTTACAATCGACTTTCCAAGATTTATCCAGTTAAACGCCGTAAACACACTTAGAATGGCTGTAATAATCTTTGGTAAATTAGCAATTAATAATGGAATCGCGCGAACTAAGCCAATCGCTAAATTTGTTATGATCGTTACTCCTGTTGCAAGGATTTTTGGCGCGTTATCATTAATAATACCGGCTAAATTTGTTATGATTGTAGGTACATATGCAATCAATACAGGGATAGAGTTGATCAATCCTTGTGCGATATTCTGGATAAGAGTCAAACCTGCATTTATCAAATTTCCTGCGTTGCTCCTCAGAGACTCCGTGAATTGCGTTATCATTGGCAACGCCTGCCCCAAAAAGGTTGGGATGCCCTGAGTCATGCCGCTGGCAATAGTCGTCAGCAAATTAACTCCGACCGAAGTAAATACATTTAGTCCTACGGAAATCGTAGAGGCGAGATTATTTAACAGTTGGCCGACAGCAGTTGTAATACTGCCAGAATTTTGAGTAACACTCGAAATTAAACCGTTTATGAGGTCGCCGCCGATTTTTGTCAGCCCCGGCAACTGACCACTAAAATTAATCGCATCTTGCGCCAGTTTGGAAAAAGCGCCGCTTATGCCGCCGGATTCCATCGCCTCAGCTAATCCACTAACCTCGCTTGTTACACCTTTGATGGCACCACGGATAGCGCCAGAAAAAGTATTGTAAAAACCCAGTTCTAAGCCCTCTGTAGCACTAGATAGCAAGGTTATGTCACCTTTTAGATTGTCTAGCTGTGTAGCCGCCTGCTGTGCCGCGGAGCCGGAAGAATCCTGTATCCCTTTCCAGAATTTTTGCACAGTCGCATCACTTGATGCGGTCATTTTGTTAAATGCCTGCAAACCTTGCGTTGTAAAAATCGTAGCAAGAGCGTTGTTTTTTTGTTCCGCTGTCATACCCTGTAAAGAGCCATTCAGCTCGTCTACGAGGTCGTTAAAGTCTTTTGCTTCGCCGTTTGTTTTATAAGCGGATACCTTTAACTGATCTAATGCTTTTGATGCGTCGTCAGTCGGAGTATATAGGTCTGCCATTGCCCTATTTAACGCCGTAGATGCCTCAGAGCCTGTTACGTTCTGTTCCGCTAAGCGGAGCAGGGAAAGCGTGACACTGTCCGCCGCTTGACCGTAGTTTTTCGCTGTGGCGGCAGAGCCTGAGAAAGCCTCTCCAAGGCCTCTTACGTCCGTATTGGCAAGAGTAGCACCTTTTGCCATCAAATCGGCATAATAAGATGCATTGCTCATTGAGTCACCAAAGCCTTTTACAGCTCCAGCGGTATACGATGCCGATTCTTCCAGACTCATGGCACCGGCAGAGGCAAGGTTAAGCACTGTCCCGATGCCGCTAATCTGCTCATCCGCCGACAAGCCGGCTTGGGCAAGAATGTTCATGCCTTCGGCCGCTTCCGTTGCGGTGTACTTTGTTGTGCGCCCCATTTCCTCGGCCTTGGTTTTAACGTTTTCTATTTTTTCTACGGTTGTTCCCATAGTAGCTGCTACCTGAGACATCGCGGTATCAAAATTCATTCCGGAATCTATTGACGTTTTTGTAAATGCAGCAGCGGCGGCAGAACCAGCCGCCATGGCTGTTTTAGCCACCTTCCCGACTGTTTTAAATGCCCCGCCGATTTTTGATGTGGACGAGCTGGCGTTACCTTCTGCGTCTTTCAGCCCCTGCTTATATGCGGTGTCTTTGATTGCCAGAGTGACAAACAATTCCATCACATTCAACCACTCATCACCACCAATCCGGCTTTTTTAATGACGTCTGCGGCTATTTCTTCGCCAGTCTTTGTTGCTGTTTGCTTTTTATCGCTATTAATTAAATCAAAAAATGATACATAGAGATATTTCCCACCGAATGCCTGCGAAATGCTTTCGGTTACATATTTCAGCCCATCGGCCATGTATCGCTTGTAAATTAATTCCTCTGTATCATCTAAAATCTTAGCCTTGACATACAACAAGAAGCCTTTTACGCTGTTGCCTCTGTATTCTCCTGCACATCGCCAGAGTGTTCGCCGGTTTCGCCTGTTGGCGCTGAGAAAAAAAGCTGACGTACCTCCGGCTCATTGACGAGGTCAACCATACCCTTGATAACATCCATTAATTTGTGCTTTTTCTTGTATTCCTCAACTGTCTGTAATTCAAACGCCGCTAAGATTCCAATTACGTCATCTTTGTGTGTTTTTAACAGTCTAGGGGCTGTTTTAGCGCCCCTGGCAAAGACTTTGATGTATTTCTCACCTTCCCGCGGCACAAGTTCCTGGCACAGCTTAAGCGCGTCATCATCGTCTGCAATGTTTCCGATATGTTCAAGAGAATTCGCAATCGCTTCTAAACCCTGTTCTGCTGTTAATTCTGATAATCTCATGCTTTACCTCCTACGCCACTTCGCCTGTTTTGATATAGACCTCGTAAGGTACTGTCTCTGCGTTCTTAATGCTGTAGTGCCCTGTGTATTCAAAATCAAAATTTCCTTTGGATTTATCATCTGATTTAATCTTAAATCCGCCCGTTGAGAGGGCATTCATAATTTTAATCGCGATAAATCCGGCGGAATCCCCGGAATTTTCGTCCGAATAGTCACCGATCCACCAAATATCCTTAAAATCTTCTGCTTTTAAATCTGCCCTTGGTGTTACTTTGTTTCCTTCTACGTCTGCCGCCGCCATAAAGCTTTTAGCCTGTGTGGTATCCATAGTAACGGCTGTACCTGATAATTTTACTTCAATAGATTCAATTTCCTTGAGTTCCATCGTGTTTTTTGGTACGTTGTCAATATCTTCCCCGAAATCCGTAAAGGACGGCTCTGCGCTAAAACTACAACCGCCGCTGGTTGCCATGAGGATGTTAGTTGCTGTTATGGCGCCCTTTTCTGGCTCAAAAGCTGATACAATAATACCGGCATTAATCTGTATTTTTTTGAAAAGGTCAGAAGGTACCTGTGTATACTTCATTTGCTCACCTCGTTAAATAGTTATAAATTGCATAGTTATTACTGTGTATCTGCGTACTATTGACGAGTCGGCTTCATCGACCAAAGGAGTCCACGGTTGGTCCTGTGATAAAAAAATGATTCCATCATCGCACTTGACCGTGGTTCCCCCTTGTAATTTGTCGCTGATTTCTTTTACCTTTTTGTTCGGAATTGCCTCTGATTCTGTGTGGTACCATACGTTTACAGTGCTGGCGGCGGCCGCGCCTGTCCACCAGTTTGCTATAATCGGCTCATATGTGATAAAAGGGAAAGTGGCGTCCTCCGGCACCCTGTTAGACGGATATGCAGTTATGCCGAAGGATGACCAGAATTGATACAGTGCCGCCGTTGGGGTCATGACGTTAACTCCCACTTTTCCGCCATGACCTGTGCTATGTCTAAATTGGACGATACAGGGGTTTCTTTTTCTCCTGCATTTGATGTAACTCTAAAAATTTTTCCGTCTTTTGTTTTTAATACATCATGATAGCTCAGCTTTACTGTTTTAGCTGTAGTGATTGTATATGTTGCTGTTACACCCTCTTTTTCTGCCACTCTGGCAGACATGGAGGTATCTCGGACTATTGCCGCCTGTATTTTAGCGCCCTCGACCCATTCGGTGATAAATCCACCCTCGCCGTCAGAAGTGCGCTTTTTATCCATGAGTATACAATCCTGTAAAAATTCATTGATTAAACTCATGCCATTTTCCTCCATGGGTTTAGGCGCGCCCTAAAGGCATCTTGCCATGTGTAGGTCTCGCCCTTGCTATTTGTTGCTCTGCTGTACGAATAGCCGCCAAATGACTCCGACTGATACGCTCCTAAATTGCCGTTTTTCGCTTGCCACTCGCTGATTTCGTCCACCAGTGACAAAAACGGTTTAGGGATAGCCAGTGGAACCACTACACCGTCAAATGTCTCCTCCTGTAACGGGGCAGTATCGCCTTTGTGATACTGATAAACCCCGTCATTAAAAATAGAGCCGCTTATCAAATAATACTGCCCGTTCTGTAGTGGGAGGCGAATCGCAGTGTCAAAATAACGTAGGTCTTTGGTGTCTGCCGTTGCATCTATATGCGTGTCAAAAATCCATTCCCCGATTGTTATTTTTCCTGTGATCGCCGCCCCCTTGACCGGGAAGAAATTGTGAATGTGATTCATGATTTCATAAAGCACTCAATCAACCCCTTTTATTTTCCACTTAAACTTGATACTTCCGGGATAGTTTCTGTAGTTCCAACGGTAACTACACAAACACCGTCAAGGTATTCTGCCCACAGTTTCATGCCCATAATGGCGTATGTTTCGCCTGTGGCGTTTGTGTAGTTTCCGCCTGCGTGGAATCCAATCAGATTTGTCTCACCGGATGTCGTGTAGTCCAGCCCAAGCTTTTTGAAATCGCTGTCGCCGGGATCGATATAATATAAATCAATATTTTCCACCGGTGTTGCAATGACGGTTTTTGCCGGAATATAGTCGTCAGGGAGAAGGAACAGTGTGGAGAAGCCGAAGAAATTTTTGATATACTGTAAACCAAACATTGTCTGCACAGTAATCTCTTTATCACCTAACCAGTCGTAAAAATCCATTACGTTTGCAAATCCTACGACTTCGGTTACATTTCTGTTCATTCCTGCGAATTTATTAAGTACAGCACCTTTTGCGATTGCAAGTGCTTTCTGCCATTTCTTCTGTGTTCCTTTTAATGTTCCGGTTTTTAAAAATGTGTAAAAATCCTTTAAAACCTTGTTCTGCAGCTCAACCATAAAGGCATCATCTGTTTTTTCAATCGCAACGGTTGCGCCCCATTTTGCCACAGACTCAAGAGTTAAAGATTTAGCGTATTTTTCTACGACAATATCTTCTCTCTTACTTTCCACAACTTTAAACTGCGTAAAAGGGATTGCCTCTCCCTCGCCCACACTTGCGCCGCCCTGTAAAGCTTCATCTTTCATCTGCGCTTCGTAGGTTACTAAGCTAGTGCCCGGCTCTTTTCTAATAGGTCTAACGATTCCCAAGATGGTTCTTAATGCATCCCAGTTTTTTTCAAATCTTGTTACAAAATCAATTTCTCTCGCTTTGAGGGTGCTATCTGTATTTAATACAGTGCTAGTAGTTACTCCTGGCATTGTTTACTCCTTTCAAAATCCAAAAAGTTCGTGATTTTCCGCAATCGCTTTCTGACGTTCGCCTGCATCTTTAATTTCCATGATTTCTTTCTTGGTCATTTTCCCCGGTTCTCCTCCCGGTGGATTTGATACATTAGCGCCCTGAGTCGTTTCAGTTGTGATGTAGTCGGCATACGCTTCTTTGATGCCTTTTTCTACTTCTGCTGCATTCTCAAATTTGCCGTCAGTTCCGATTTTTAAATTATCAATAGTTTCTTTTGATGCTTTTAGTGCAAGGTTAATTACTTTACTGGACACGCCGGAATCTTCAAGCATCTTTTTGTATGCAGTTTCTTTTGCATTGTAGGATGCTTTTTTGTCCTGTTCGGCTTTGTAGTTCTCAAAACCTGCGTGTTCTTTCTCGTACTTGCCTTTCCAATCATCTTTCTCGTAGTCCTCCAATTTCTTCCGGAGTTCTGGGACTTTCTCTGCGTCTTCTTTGTATTTAGTGATCTCGCCTTTTAAACCTGTAACGGTTGCAGAATGTTCTTCGATGATTGCGGAAATCTGTTCGTCTGTAAGTGTCATGCTCTTTAAAAAAGCTCTTGTTAATGCCATTTGATTGCTCCTTTTCTTTGAGGGATTTCTTTCCCTAAATGACTTTATATGTAAATCACATTACTTCGTGATTACTTGCTAAATAATTTTGCAGCTTTAAGGGATTTTGTCCCAAACTTGCCGTCAATTTTTAATTTACATTTCGATTGGAAAATGCTAACCGCATCTTCCGTCTTTTCGCCGTATTTGCCGTCAATTTCTAATTTTGAGCCGATAGCCCAGTTTAAAAACTTCTGCAATTTCTCAATTTCTTCCCTTGCGTTTTTTAACACTGTAATGCCATCTAAAAACGTGTAATAGCCTCGTGGTGGCAATTTAGGGAATTTCCCGGTGTATTTAACCTTTTTGGCCGTTTCTTCCTTTTGTGCCGCCGCTGGAAAGTCGTGATATAAAATATTTAAATCAAACTTGCCGCCGTTGCCGGTTGAAACCTTGGTCGGAAATACACCAGAGCTGGTATACTGCCACGCCATAAGGTCATCTACGTTTGCAGGTTTATAAGATTTGTTTGGTGTCGCTTTAAACGCCATGCGGTTATAGCCTTTGTAATAACGTGCAATCCACCAGTTTTTACACTTAACTTTGTTTTTATCAATATGCTCCGAAAAGTATGATTTGCCAGTGTAAACGCCGAATTTATACCCTCTTGACTCAACGACAGTCTGTGCCGCGTTGATGATTGATGCAATCATGCCTTTTGTCAGCTTAGCCTGCACTTTGTCCTCGATATCAAACCAGACGCCGTATTTAAAATGCTTTTTGCTGATCTTGTCGAGAATGTCACACACAAGCTCCATGTCCGACTTAGCTTTTGCCGTTGTGGTTGCGTATGTGTAGTTGTATACGCCCCATGGGATGTCCAACTCCTCGCATTTTTTGTAGTTTGCCTCAAACTTCTTGTCTTTGCCTAAATCTTTGCGGATAATCTTAATGATTGCACCATCGCAACCGTATTTCTTTACTTTCTTCCAGTCGATTGTGCCGTTGTATACTGACACGTCAATAATTTTCTTCTGCGCCATTTTCTCATCCTTTCCATCTCAGCACATATAAAATCTTCTGATTTCCGTTGATGATCCTATGCATCTTTTTATATGTTCCGCCTGCTTTTCCTGTGTTAGTGCTAGCCTTTCCGGCATCCCACCAGACCATTTTATTACTCTCGTTTATTCCTGCAAAAATATTGGTATGTAGGCGGTAAAAGCAAATGTCGCCGGGCTTTAATTTGCTTTTATAATCCCGGGGTAATTTATTTACTTTTATCAATCTATATCGTTTTGATATAGCCGCTTTTGTTCCTGCGCCCTTATAGACAACTGTTCCGTTCCTGTTGCAATAAAACAGTTGCCCCGGTTTGAGGATGCCTAATTGCTGTAGGCAATAGCATACAAATGACGCACAGTTGCTTACCTTTTTCTTCTTTGCGCCTGCCCAGCTATTCGCCACGCCCTGAGAGTATTTAAATTTTTTATCAGTAAAATACTCTGCCGTTTCTCTTGCCTTGACGAGCAAAGACAATCTGTTCATTATCCCATCGCTCCTTTTAATTCGTCTGCAATGATTGCTGTGTATTCTTTTGCGTAATTTGCCGCCGCTGGTTTTAAATACGGCTGCGCCCTCTGACCGTTTGTGATATGCCACCGTCCTTTATCATCCTGATAAGTCCATGGAGTCTTTCGCCCTCCCTTGTAATACACGCCAGTTCCCAGTTCCACATAGGCGGCATATTCTTCGTTACTGCCTATTGTCTCTGTGAGATTCTCTAAGTCGGTCTGGTGCGTAATACTGTTTCTCAATGCGCCCGTATCGACTGGGCAAAGGTCTTTTGCGTGCCCCTCTGCGGCGGCTCCTGCCTGCTCTAATGCTCTTGCAAGTGCCATCGTGGTCTTGAGTATTACTTCGTCTACATGGCTTACAACATCAATATCCGCCATTATATTCGCCCCCTTTGCGTTGCTAACCATTCGTAGTAGGTCATGTCTTCTACGACTTCGTTTCTGCCTGTTTCTGGGTTTCTGACACGTATCATTCGCGGTTGTGCCAGTTCGGTAGGCAGTGCAGTTCGTTGCGTGCATCGACAGTTATAAACTTCTGCCGGGATTCCACTTGGGTCCCCTGGGTACATGAGACCGTTGGAGTAAGCCATGTTAAACGGTACTTCCTCACCGTCTAATGCTCTGTGACTGTCTCGGGTCCTCAAGTCCTTTGTCGCTGTCCAATGCTTAACTACATCAATTCCCATCTGGTAGGCTTCCTCGTATGCCGCCTGCCTGCCCCCGTTCTGCGCCCCTGTGAACGCTGTGCGGGCGTTTCTAATTGCGGCAGTATGATTCATACCTGTAACGTCTTGGAATCGCCCTGCGAGCTTTCCTATGCTGTCACCTTGTAAAATTCCTTGCAGTAGCGCATTTTGCAATTTCTTCTTGTTCCAATGCACGTCCTTGCTTTTTAGCACTCTCCTAGGTGGGAGAATCTTTTGTTTTCTGACCGTCAGCCGCTTAACTGTATGCTCATCAACCAAATTAAAAGCAATATCTCCAATCTCTTTTATCTGTCTGTCAGGTACAAGAGATTTAATCATGTATGCCTCGAAGTTATGATTTAGGGCGATGATAAGAGGGGTCTTCTCGTTGATGTACGCCGCGGCAATCTGGTTTGATTCTGTCAGTCGCCGTGCCATGTCCTCGCGGAGTGCCTCCCACCTCTGCCCTCTGCCATACTGATTCATTAGCCATGCTTCAAATTCTTTCTTGGTGTACTTTCCTGCCTGGTATGCCGCGTATTCTTTAGCGTATCGCCTGGAAAACTGTTTAAAATAGTTTCTCGCTTTGCCGTCAAGCTCTTTTTCAGCCTGCTTATATACGTCTGTCAGCCGTTTTTCTAACTTTTGTAACTCCTGCTCTGTCCACTTGTCTGATGGATACATAGTTATTCATCCCCTTCCGGGTTATCTTCCGGCGTATCTGGTTCAGGTGGTTCTGTGTAGCGGCTATATGATTCTTTGTCTAATTTTGCAAGGATGTCCGGCACTTCTTCCGGTGCAACAAACGGTAATTTTTTCAGGATGGTTTCTTCGTCCAAATAATTAGCTGCCTCGAGAATCATATCTGTACGCTCTTTCTCGTTGCTGATTCTGTTCCGCTTAAATTGTGGTTCGTCATCAATCCCCGCAAGCTCCAGAATCTTCTCGATCGCATCGCCTATGAAGTACTCAAAATCATCTGCATTGTCGTCTAGCGGCTGGTATGCCGCGTCTATATGGTCATTTGTTGCTCCGGCGGCTATGGCGTGTACATCCAACGCCCCGAAGTCCTCATAAATTTCTGACCGCATCTGCGTGAGAAACTCTTTTCTGGCGGTATATGGTGGCTCTTGCGTGTATGCCTGTACCTGCCCTTCCTCAGCCTTTGCGATGTGTTGAAACTTGAGCCGGTCTCTAAATTCCGCCAGCTCATCGTCTGTCATGCCGTCAGCGTTAGAGATAAGCCAATACATCTGCGCACAGTCGTCTAGATCATTGGCAAAACCACTTTGTACTGCGTCATATGCATCAATCTTTGACTGCATCCCTCTCAGAGTGCTTATATGTCGTTTATTCCCAAACATCGGCACGATAGGGAGACTACTATAATTTTCTTCTCCGATAATTTCGGGCTCCAGATTGTTCGCAACCTCAATCCTCTGCCTATACGCCCGTTTGGGAGCGGTCTCTTTTAATTCTCCAAATTTGCTTTCTGCGCTGTAGGTTGTATAGCCATCTATTTCGTATAGCACAACCTTAAACGGCTTCTGTTCGTCCAGTTGCCAGAATCTTATGCCTGCCATCAATGCCCCTGTGTCCTCATCCCACATCGGGGCGAACTGTGTGAGGGGAAATTCATGCACGTGGTCCACATTCCAAAAAAGGAAAGATTGACCGTGAATCAATGCGTTGTAAGCCGCCTCCTTAATCCGTCTGTCGAATTGTTTGCCTAGCTTGTCTTTTTTAATGCTCATATCGTTAAAAAAGACGCCGTTTCCTAGGCTGTACGAACAGCGTTGTGTATTTAATTTGTGAAAGAAATTAGAGCATATCTGTGCGTTAGACGAAAAATTATCTATCTTTTTTTGACCTAATAGAGTGTAATAGATGCGCTGGAACTGTAAAATAGTCTCATTTTCCTGTGCGTCATACTTGTCCGCTTTTAACGCCTCTTTATATGCCCCTGTGCTCTCATGGAATTTTATAAACTGATTTATAAATTGCCCTTTGTCTTTTGCGGCAACAAAATCTTGATATGATAGATACATTGTTATCACCCTAGAATTGATTTGTATTGTCTTGATTGACTGCGCTTGACGAGTTTTTTTGTTTTTACAAAATACCTGATAGCGTCCATTGCGTGGTCTGACTGTTTTATAACTACATCCCTGCCTTTGTCGGCCGCCGCTGGGTCCCATGCGTAGATACCAAACTCCTCGATCGTGTGTGTGCAAGACGGGTCAAACGATAATTTGTCTTGTGTCAACATCGTCTCAACGTCTGCTATCCCATCGTTAACAGTGTTATCTGCTTTTTTGACTTTATGCCCTTTGCTACGTAACTCCACGATGAGAGCGGTGGCGGATGGGTCAACGATCACTAAATCATCTTTCTGCCCGCTTAGCGTGTCCTCTAGTCCTTTTACTAGCGCACTGACTGTCTTCATGCGGTTGTTCTCCCTGCCTGAATAGTAGTACTCTTTTATGCAGTGCCAGTTGCCGGTATCTACTCTTTTCTGCCAGATCAAGAAGACGGTAGGGTTCTGCATACCAAAATCACTGCTCACAATTATCTCTCCGCTGGTCTTTGCCTTACAGACGTGCCTTTGCTCTGAAAACATATCGTACACAGGCCCTTCTGCCACTGCCCATTTGCCCAGTATGTAGCGTTGGTACCTGTGCGTCCCTGAGTACTCTTTTATCAACTCGTCCACTACCGCCGGAGGCAGGCAGCCATCATGTATGTTGTACGCCTGTTGGAATATATCGGCATCGGAATCTATAAATCCTTTAAACCAGTGCTTTGGCCCCGCCGGGTTGCACGTACCGTCAAAGTGACTGTGTGACGTTCTGAGACGAGATTTTAACATCTCAAACACTTCTTGATTCCACGTCGTCACCTCGTCGCCATAAGCATACTCAATTGTCGCTCCCTGTATCCTTGCAACGTGCTTCTTGTTATCGGCACCTAATGCATATACTTTTTTGCCAAATAGCTGTACTGTGTTGTCACTGCGTATTTCGCCAACTAACTCCTCACCCCATATCTCTCTCATAGGGTCAAGTATGTTTCGCTGTAACGTGCCTCTGGTGTTTCCCAGCATCACAGCAAGCCCCAGTCCTTTTAGATGTGTCAGGCGTTGAGGAATTACGACTGCGTAGTCAACAAAGGATTTCCCGGAGCCTGTCGCCCCGGTCTTTACGTTCCAACGGCGGTTACAGCCTTGCAGGTATTCTGCCTGTTTGCTAGTCAATGGCACTATCGACACCCCCAAGGATTTCAATAGCTTTCGCCAGTGCTTTATCACTTGCACTCTCTGACTGTGGCTTATCACGCCATTGTTCTGGTTTTCTGTTCTTTAGCCAGAATATTTGTGCTGTCGTATCTGGCGCAACGTGCTTCTTTGTTACTTTTCGCTCCGTCATTACTCCGCCTTCGTACTTTTCACTCGTCTCCTCGTAGCTATACCCCAGTGCCCGTTGTAATAGGCTTTTTTCCACCTGCCTGTCCACAACATCTTTCCCCTTTTTTAAGGCATCGGCTAAAATTGGGAATTTTTTCTTCCATGTATACAAGGTATCTGGATTAATACCGATGTTTGCCGCGATCTCTTTGTCTGTGCATCCATCTCGTGCCCATCCCTCTATCTTAAGCAACCCTTCTTGGGTCAGCCACTCCTGGTATTTACTTATCCCATTTTGGGGTCACCTCCTAAATACAACCATAACCCCGTAATGGATTGTTTACGGGGTTATATGAAAGGAAAGAAAATATGAAAAAAATCGTTTACATCAGTTGCATAATGCAACCAAATACAAGCATAAGGAATTGCACCTTAACAGCCGCCGGGGTAAGACTAATAAGCGGCTGGTCTCTAAACACTTGTAGACCCCGCAACCTGTATGGGACACAAGGCACCGTGGGATAGGTGTCTTATGTACTCTCTTTTACGCGGGTGAGAGTTTACACTTTTACCACAAAAAGATAGAGGAGGTTATGTCTCACAAAAAGTTACCAGTACTCGTCCGTACAAGTGTATTGTACGACATCTTTTAAGCCATGTTAGACAAACATAAAAAAGAGAGGGAGATAATTCTCCCTCTCTAATATCCCGCATATTTCCCAGCCAAATTGGCGAAAGCACTAAGCCATCTGCGTATAGTCATTTCTGCATATCCAAGCTTATCCGCCGCCCCTGCTATCGTGTATCTGTCCTCAAAATATACCAGCTGTACAGCTTTCATTCTGTCCTCACCGTTGTCCATGCCCTCTGTCTGCCTTATCGCCTTGTTAATAGCGTACATCCATAGGGCTGACTGAGCTGTATTTTCCGCAATTAACTTATCTGGGTACTTTTTTACTTGCTTGACTGCGTGCCCATACCAGTCGTGTTTGGGATTGCTCAATTTTCTTACCTCCGCGTAATCATCGCTAATATCATCATTACTGCTGCATAAATCTTATCTTCTTTTTCTTCTGCCGCCATCCATTCCAACAAAGCAATCGCTGCCCATATTATGGCTATCACGTTACTTATCACGTTATTTACTGTACTCATATTAGCTCTCCTATCTCAGTATTATACTTAATGCTTGTTTTATCCATCTTTTTCGCCTAATTTTTCTGCAATGGCTCTTATTACATTTACAGTTACGCCGTTTCCTGCTTGCTTATATAATTGACTATCAGAATTAACAAACTCTGCTTTTTTAAAATAGTCATCTGTCCAACCTTGCAGCCTAAAGCATTCTTTCGGTGTCAGCCTTCTAATAGCTATGTAGCATTGGTATTTTTCGTACCAGACTGCATATACGGTCAACTCTTCTGAAACTTGCACAAAAATCCCTTGATTGCAACTGGTATCTAATATATTTGCAATATCACGTCCAACTCGCCCTCTTCTTGTTTTACTTCCTGGAACTGATAAATTCACGCTATCAATGCCTACTCTACACTCGGAATAGCCTTGCTTTGTTGCTTCGACTACTTTTCTGCCCTGCGGATCAATAACTCCAATCGGTTCGATCGCCACTCCGTGTCTACCCTGTCCAGTAAGTGTAAACATCGGCTCACCGTCTTCTTTGAACCTTCTTCCGTTCTGACGTTTCTCTGCCCTGTCTGGTGTTAAGACTGGAATTGCAATACCACTATTTTGCGCTTTATACGTTCCGCATCCTTTTTGGTATCTCGCTTGCAAGCATCTGGCAATGCTAGTTGTTTCTGTTCCACTGTTGCACAAATCTATAAAACACGGCAATGCTACATGATGCCCTCGCCCACCACCTTGACCAGTATCAAGAGTTTCTGTAATTCCATCAGGTGCAAATACCTGCGTATTTTTTCTGTATCCGTCTTTGTGATCAATTATTTGAATACTATTTTCTCCGTCTGTTCTTTCGACAGGAAATACTTTTGCGGTACTTCTCCCTCTAAGATGTCCGATAATGAAGCACCTTTCTCTGTTCTGTGGCACTCCAAAATCTTTGGAGTTGAGCACCTGCCATTCTGCATCATACCCCCTCTGCTCCATTTCAATGAGCAGTCTGGCGAAATCCCATCCTCCATTAACACTAAGCAAATTCTTAACGTTCTCAACGAAAAGGTAAGTGGGTCTATTTTCTTCTTCGAGTTGTCCGATAATGTACATAACTCTAAAAAACAAGCTTGAACGGTTCCCTTGAAATCCAAGCTGTTTTCCTGCAACTGAGATGTCTTGGCACGGGAATCCGAAACACCAGCAATCTGCTCTTGGAATGTCTCCGGCATATACTCTTCTAATGTCATTTGCGTACCACTCTCCATTTCTGTATTCCTCCTTTAGTATTTCTTTTTGTCGCTGTTTCAACGGCATTTTATTTAAACGTTCTCTTTGCTCTAATGTAAGCAGGTGCATTGATGTGTAACTTGCGGTTGCAAATTTATCAAATTCGCAAAACCCGACGCATTCATGCCCCGCTAATTCCATGCCTCTGCGGAACCCTCCGATTCCGGCAAACAAATCAATAAACTTCATTTTCTCTCCTCTTAAATATGCTCATGCGGTTCGACCGGTTCCCAGTGTTTTTCAGCCTCCTGCTCAATCAATCGGTTATACTGCTCCACAAATTCGTCCTCGCTTATTTCACCCTGCATGAATTTTTCTGATATGATCATGTAGGTGTCTGGTTTTGTTGCGCCATCATCTTTGCAAGATACCATTTCTTCATCTCTTTCTCTTTTTCTATCTGCATTTCGGTAAGTTCTATTTCATTATCCACCGCCTTGACTGCATTTACAACATACCTCTGTTCTTCCTCCTTTTCGTGCCAGTCAAGTACGAAATGTTTTAATGTTTCAAATTGTAAATTAATTGTTGTCCGGTATTTTCGCAAAAACTCAGGAAACTTATTGCAGATAGCAATGTGCAAGTAATCCGCGCAAATTCCTTCGTTTGGTTCAAACACTGCGTATCTTGTATCCAGTGTATTGTCATTTTTTAATTGGCCTACATACTCATCCGCAGCACTTAATTTTACATAGCAACTCCCTGCCGTATATATTTTTCCAGCCACCGCACGTTCTACTTTGCATATCTCAAAAATATTGACTTTTTTACATTGCATTTTCATAATCCTCTAATGTCATTTGCCTGAAAGTATTTCTTGTATTCTGCGGCTTCAGCAATTTTCTATGTTCTTTCATAACGTTCATATCCCCCTTGCTACCTACCAGTTCCCCCAGCATTTCGTACAGTTCTTTTCTAGTTTTCCTCTCTTCATTTTCAATTTTTTGCAGTTCTTTAAGAATCGCTTCCGCGTCTGGTAGAGGCTCTGGTTCAAACATATCTACATATCTTGGGATATTTAGATTGTAATCATTATATTTTATTTCCTGATAAGATGCTACGTAAGCATATTTTTCTGCATCTTTACGTGTAAAAAAAGCATCGGCGACATCTCTTATCTGCTCCTGCGACATGTCGTTTTGTGCTGATTTCTTTTCAAATCGTCTTGATGCGTCAATGAAAAGAATATCTGGGGAATTTTTTTCTAAAATTAGTAAAAATACTGGGATTGCTGTATTTAAAAATAACTTATCCGGTAATCCAATTACAGCACTAATCCAGTGCTCTTTAACAAGCCATTCTCTAATTTTTCCTTCTGCCGCTCCTCGAAAAAGGACACCATGCGGAAGTATCGCAATCAGTCGTCCATCATCTTTTAAATGTTGTACACCGCGCAGTATAAATCCGTAATCGGCTTTGCTTTTCGGAATTTTATGTCCCATGATTGGCATCTCGTCCGCTTCTGGGAATTTCATAGAGTATGGTGGATTCATAATTACATTATCAAAGCATCCCATTTCTTCCGGTTCTACTTGTTTTGGGATACTTATATCATTATTTTTTTCTAAATGATATGTTTGCATTATATTTCCCCGTAAACAATCCGCCCGGCTAATACTTCCTTCCAATCCATCAATGCAGGCATCTAGTAAGGCAAATGGAATCGTACGCTCACTAAATTCCTGTTCGCATATTTTTATGCCATGCTCTTTTGCGGCTGCCTTGCTTAATGCTCCCGTTCCAGAGCACATATCCAGTACACTGCCCGGCTTCATCATTTTTGCGACCATGGCGCAGATGCAATCCGGTGTAAAATCCTGTTTTAAAGTTTTTCTGTCTCCCTGCTCTTGCTGGAATATATCCCGGATGTCATCGTGCGTACTTTTTTTCACTAGCCTTATGATACTTTCTGCATTATCAGACAGTAATGCATCCATAATTGCATCTGGAAGCTTATATGATTCGGATACATGAAATATATCAAGTAAGGTTCTCTTCGAGTCCATAAAACCACTCCTTTCTTGCACGTTTCAATTTATCTATTCCCCCTTATTCTTCCGCACGCTTTCGTCCACTCCCTCGCAAATCTCTTTTCCGCCAAGTCGCTTGGGAAAAACTTTGTTTTTTTATTTTTGTATCCTCTGTTTCTCAACTCCCTTTCTACGGCTTCAATTTTCCCCCTCGATTTGGGTGTTTTGCGTAGTTCGGTCATTGCTTCCCTTAACTCTTGTTCTGTGCATCCCATCAGAAATGCGGCTCGGTCAAGGCTTGGTATTTCATATAATTTTTTCGCTACTTTGTTTTGTATTTTATCAAAGTCTTCATCTTTTAGCCCGTATGGCATTTTTACTCCTCCTGATTCGTACCCTGCTTACAAAGCTTTTCTACTCTTGCTGTTTAAGTGTCCACTCACACGGTAAGACCACATCCTGACCATTCTTTGTAAAAAACGCAGCCTTCGCAAGTTTGATGAGATTCACAATATTTCCTAAGTATTTCCTCAGACTTTCGTGCTTCTTCATCCTCAGACTTTCGTGCTTCTTCATCGGAAGCATCCATTAATCCTCGCTCCCTATAAGCTTGTAATTCTTTTAACGCTGCGGCGATTTCGGCAAGTTCAAGACCTGTGAACCCTCCGTTTTCTTTAAGCTGTTTTAATTCCGTAGGAGTACCGATATCTTCATATTCGGCAAGCTTTTTTAGTACAGTTCTCACGTCCTCTGTTGTCATTTCTGCTGAAGTTGTATCATCATATTTTCCTTTTGTATAAACAACTGTTTTAGTCAAAACCCTTGTTAATCTCTCCATCTATTTTCTTTCCTTTCCCCTCCGGAATAAATCCGGAGGAATCAATGGCATATAGCTCCTCATGGAACCGTTAACGTGTTGCTGTAATGTGTATCTATCCTTAACCCCGGAGGGTGTCCAGCTTTAATATCTTACCCAGTCAAACGGCAATTTATTTACTAGCAGGCAAGCCGCGCCCTCCTTTCCTACCGCAAAAAGGCAATTTCGGCAATATTTATGCTCGTTGCAGTACTTCTTGAGTATTTTCGCCGCTTTTCTTGCTTCTGAGTCTCCTGTTTTTTTCATTACGCCACCTCCCTGATCGTGATGCCATACCGTTCAAGCATCAGCTTTCTCTTGATGATGTATTCCGGATTTTTTCTTGTGCGCGGGGATTTTACGTCCTCAACAACAATTTTCCCCTCCTTGTCTGTGTAGCGGAAATCTGCTGTATATGATACAGGGCGTTCTGTGGTGCCATCCTCTCGTTTCTGGCTGCCTACAAGTATGTATCTAGCCTGCCGCTCTAATCCTGTAATTTCCCCCGCTTCTTGCATTGCCGCCAGTTCTAAATATCGATGCATTTCTCTCTTGCTGTCAAACTTCCCGGCTGTCGTAAAAATCTTTTTATTTCTAAATTTGTTCACAGGTAATTCCTCCCAAATGTTTTGATAAATTCTTCTCTCGTTCCGTTGTTCTCCTCCCAATACTTCTGCGCCAGCTCTTTGAGGTACCTGTCTAGCGGTCCGTTGGGATTGCGGTGCACTGCCTCGCCACCATTGGTATGATGATTCAAACACAAATACACTGTAAAACCATACTTTTCGGCTTGTTTTCTGTTGCTACTGCCATATAAGACATGATGCCTATGTAAATTTTGGGTTGTTTTGCAGAAGAAGCACTCTTTTTTTGTTTGTAGTACGCTATTCATTTTTCTTCTTCCTTTCTCGGCTTCCATTTTCCTAGTATTTGTTCCAGTTCTCTTGGTGTTAGCGTTTCAATTCCTAAATCTTCTGCTTCCTGTATCGTGCCTTTGATTAACTCACTCATTTCCCGGCTGTCGTAGGTGTGCGAACCTCGCATGAGTCTGTAAAACACTACCTCTTTGCCTTTTTCTAGCCGCCGTCCTATCGCAACTGTGTGAACGTCCTCTTTTTTGTACATGATGTCGGTTGGGACATTGGTTTTTAAAACTGCTATGTCCCCTTTTATCAGCTCCGGCTGTCCATATCTGCCTATCATCAAATTTTTGGCTTCCGCCTTGCTCGTGCCAACTTTCTCCGCTATTTTGGTGACCAGGACGTGGAAATAGGCGTTTGCTGACAAGCTTCTTTTCTTGCGGAACGGTTTAATTATTACGGACAGCTTTTCCAGCTTTTTCAGTTCGTCCACGCCCTTTATAAACCGCTCCGCCTCATTAATTTCCAGAGTAACTGTTATCTTTTTGCTAAAATAATCCAATGCTAAGTTTTTTATTTTTCCAGTTAAGTCCATGCTATTTCAGTCCTAATTCCTTCATGGCTTCGGCATATTGTTGTTGTGTCGTCTGATACAATGATTTTAAACCTCTTTGACTTGCCCATTCTTTGATCTGGGCTTCCGTCATTCCTTTTTTTTGCATCAGATCATAGAGCCGTTTTGCCTCTTTCTCTGTGATAACCTCGTTGCGTTTATATTCGTCTGTATCCGCGTCTTTCGAGTCGTCCAGAAGAAACAAGCTATTTAAGGCGTATTTTCTCGCATAGCTCGATGCTGAGCCGGTAACTTGTGCTGCATCCATCTTTTTTTTGCTTTCTTCTTCTCTGGCGTATGCTGTAGTGCAAAAACTGCCCTCACTTTCTATGTCTTTTAAAATTGCTGTCGCCTTTATGTAAAATCGGTTGCCCAGCATAATAACTTCGTCGTTTACGGCTAATATTAAGCCTTCCCTATCCAATAAAGGCTTTACTGCCTCGTAGATGTCCTCTAAGCTCCTGTAACTATAGCCGCCATAATCACTGTATTTACTCTTGGGCACCTTTAATTCTGCTTGAATTTTTTGTAACTTTGTGTAAACATCTCCCATTTTTCTTACCTCACGATCACACTCTTTGAGGTCTCAAGATGTGCCCCTGCAACCTCTTTCCCGGCTTTAATCGCCTTCTTAATCGCTGTCTTGTCCGCCTGTGGCTCTGGAATCCTGATGTATTCCTCTGACAGACTGCCTAAATCGTCAATAGTCACAGACTCGTTGCTCTTGTAGAATACGCTTACTCTTGCCGTTTTGAGCTTTTCTCCGTCAAGAGCATGGGACAGATAGTCCTTGCACCTCTGTGCGGCGTTCTCGCAACTTCTACGGCGTTTCGCAAGTTTTTCTTCCTCCTCTTTGATTGCCTTTGCTTCTGCGGCATAATTCTTTACCGCCAACGCGATTCCCTCCACCTTTTTGTCTCTCTCAATGTTAAGGGGCTCAAGTTTTTCAAGGTCAATAATTTCTCCTGTCTCCTCGTCTACGCAATCCATAATTGCACTGTCAATCTCATATAGTGTCATTGTTCTTCCTCCTCATATCTCTCGTATTCGTTGTAGTTTGCTGCACCTCGTTTGATTGCTTTGTGTGCTGTTCTGCACTCATATTCCGCCTCAAGGTGCTGTGCCTTTAAGTACTCTCTAGCCGGGTCAAATCCTCGTTCCATTTCCTGTCCCCCATGCCTCTTTAATAGCCTTGCTCAGTTCGTTGTAACCTCTGGCGTATGCCTCTATCTTTTTCATGTCGTTGCTTCTTTCAACGCCCAGTCTAAACAATTCAAGCAGTCCCTGTGTCACTTCTTTGTCTTTGACAGTGATCGTGACTTCTGCCGGGATTACTCCTTTCCCTGTCACTTCGTTGTCGTATTCCTTTGCCGGAAATCCGGTTACATTAATCATCGTATCCATAACTTAGCCTCTCTTTCTTTCCTGCTATCCAATCCCCTAACGCTCCCTCGCACTGTTCCGGGGTATAATTTTTATTATCCTGTTCTAACCGTCCAACTATTTCTCCCAGTGTGGGTAGTTCTGGTACTGTTTCTTTTCGCTCTATCGCTCCCGCCGCCCGTATCATTTCTCGGAGTTTCGGTGGGTACTTGTCTATCTCCTTTTGTGCTTCTAACGCCGCTCTGTAGCTTCTGAGAAAGTTTGACTGTATGACCGTCTGCATGGTCGCCATATCGACTTGACTCCAATTACGGAGCGTTTCCGGCGTTCCTACCGCCTTCTGCAAAACCTTTGGGAGTCTGTCAAAGTTTTTCTGGTAGCTGTATCCGCCTTCTATCCACTCGCCATTTGTACACGCCTTTGCCACTGTCGCCCACGCTTCCTGCTCGCTCAGGTAGCTGCTTTCTGCCTTAAGCTTACTGGCACACTCTAAAATGTCTGCCGGTGTCGGCGGAAACTTGCCTGTTGTCATGTACATCTGTGCCGCCACGCTTATCGTCTGATAGTCGTTGTTCTTACCTACTAAGCGGTACCACATGTCTAACGCCTGTTCGTTGGGAACAAATCCCGGAGCCGTGTAAACGGTCTTTAATGCGGCTACAATTTTAGAAAACTCCGAAATCGTCATACATTCCGCCTCCCTCCTGTTCTTTCTGTGCTGCCCAGTGCTGTATATCTCCGTACAGTCGGTCGTTAATGTTCTTCGTGCTGTCGTTACCTGTTTTCAGCTCAAAGAATCCTAACCACTCCTTGTCCAATGACTGGTCTATGATTTTTTTCATCATTCCCAAATCTCCGCCGGACAGCTCGTGTAATTTTTTGAGTAAAGCTTTCAAAGCTCTGTCTGTCCTTACTGGCTTTCTGATTTTTTTACGCATGGCAAGGAATTCCAAAAACTTGCAGTTAAGTTCTTCGTCCTCGAAATACTGTTCTGGCTCCTTCGTGCGCACACTCTCTTTTATTCCTTTAGTACTTGATTCCTTAAGTATTTTATTATTTAAGTATTTTATTCCTTTAGTATTTAATTGCGTTGGATTTTCCTGTATGGGTTTTTCCTGTGTTGGTTTTTCCAATATAGGCTTTTCCTCTTTAGGTTCTTCCAATACAGGTTTTTCCTGTGTTGGCTTTTCGTAAATGTCGTAAACTGTACCGCTTACCTGTCCTTTTTCGTTTCTCTCACGAGTCACTCTCAGGTATCCGAATGTTTTTAACTCTTCTAATGCGGCTCTTACGCCGTCTACGCCGTCTTTATTTAGGTTTGCCAGACCTTTGACTGTAAAGTCCCAGTCTTCTGGCAAACTAAGCATAAGACTCAGTAAGCCTTTTGCTTTTAAAGACATACCCTTTTCTCTAAAATGATAATTCGACATAACGGTGTAGTCTGTCGTTTTATTTATTCTCATTATTGCCATACGTCTACCTCCTATCTTGACAAATTGCCAAGTCTTTTGTAAAATCTAGTTATGTTTTATTTGGCAAGAGCTTAATGGTAGGGCTCTTCCTTTTTTACCTCGTGTTCTACATCGTCTTTATCCGTGTAGAACACTTTGTCATACTCTACACCTTGTTGTCGTCCTAAGAGGGTGTAGAGTAATCTAATAACATACTCTTTTCTTGGAGGTTCATTCATTTTTTTTATTCACCCCCTAACATCACGAAGAAATTATAATTGCTATAATCTTTTCCGACGGTATGTGTTACCACACCAACCCAACTAGACGAGATCCAGATAATCAACGCTACTGACACGATGGTCAGTAAATTGTACATAACCTTCATTTTTTTACCCCCTATACCTCGAATCTCTGTTGACGGTTATACTCGTCAATCTTTAACTTTGTATTTGTTTTTGGTTCCCAGTGGTCTACATAGTCAATAGCTTCTTCGTACCGCTTGCGTGGGATGTTGTTTCGACTGTTAACTTTAAACCGGTCTTGTAAATCCCTGTTACACTCTGCGAATACAACTTTGCTGATGTATGCATAGGCTTCTGTATTCTTGCCGCCTAATGCATTGAGAACTGCTTTATTGACGTGCTGTCGCAAGGTTTGCTGTTGACCGTAGTCAATCACCATATTACTCTCAAGGTTTTTTATACGGTCTTCGTGGTCTCCGTAGCCTGTGGCGAGTAAACCTATCTGCTCTGCTATTGTTGCAGGCTTCTGATAACCACCTGTCTTTCTGATGGACGGGAGAACTTCATCTGTTACCCAATCACTAAATCGTTCCGCTTCTGGTTTATGGCTTCTGAAAATTAACTTGTAAACGCCGCTTTCAGTTAGAAAATTCTCGCCTGTATTGTGTAATTTCCTAAAGTGCATATCATGCACTTTAGAATTCGTAAGCTTTACAAGCTGTTTGTCATTGAAATTTCTCGTGCTACTTTTAACATCTGCAATTCCTAAAATTTCCGCTACATGCTTAGGATTAAAAAGTACTTGTCCATCAAATTCAAACACTTCCATGCCGTGTCCTTCAAAAATCATTAAATTTTCCATCTAGTCACCTTCCTTTTCTTGAAAGTTTAACATCGTTTAACTTTTAGGTGAAAAAAAATTCGCCATATTCTTCTAATGGAATGTGAAGAAGGTTTCCCCATTCAACCATATCATTTTGAGAAAAACCAACTTTTCCATTCATTTTTCTAGATACGGAAACATTACTTTTTTTCAAGGTTTCCGCAAATTTTTCCTGCGAGCCAAACTTCTCAACAATTCGCCCTCTTAATTTATTATATTTATATGGCATCTTTTAACCCTCCCTTCTTTTGTTGACATTTATAGTTTAACACCGTTTAACCAAAATGTCAACAAAAAAGTTTAAAATCATTTAACTTTTCTGTTGAAAGTTAAACCTTGTTATGTTATCATTAATATGTAGAAAGGAGGAAGAAATTTTGTGAAACACGAGGTTACCGCAAAAAGAATACGAGAAGCATTGTCCGACGCTAAATTGAAACCGCAAGAACTAGCAGAAAAATCTAAAGTTAGTAAATCGTCAATCAGCCAGTATGTGAATGGTTCACATCAACCGTCTAACATAAGTAGTGGCAAGATGGCGAAAGTATTAGGTGTTGAGCCTATGTGGCTTATGGGTTTTGATGTACCAAAGAAAAAGGTATTAACTCCCGAAGCAGCAAAAGATGATTTTAGATTCTTAGAAAAATTTTCTCTCTTAGAAGAAAGGGATAAGAAAATTGTTATGGATATGATTGAGTCAATGCTTTCAAGGAAAACAGAGAAGTAGGTCATCCCCACTTCTCCGCAAAAAGTTTTATAAAAGTATGCAGGTAAGCTAATGCGCCTGCATCTTTTATTTTGTCTAACAATGCTATTATTTCCTCTCTGTATTCTTCTCCCATTGTTACTCCTTTCAATATAAGCGTCATGTTTTATATTATAGAAAATTTGTTCTAACTTATCAAGAGTCTTTACTATAATATTTTTTATGTTTTCGTTAAAAGAAATATGCAGATTTATTTATATTTATACTGACAAATCATTTTATTTATTGTATAATTTATTTACAACAAACCATTTTACTAATATTTGCAATATGGTAATAATAAAAAAAGGAGAAGAAAATATGAGCAAGGAAAAAACTAAAGTTTGTAAGTACTGCAAAGAGGAAATTGACGCAAAAGCTAAAGTGTGCCCTCATTGTCAGAAGAAACAGGGCGGCAAGTTGAAATGGGTGATTATCATTATCATCGTTCTGGCTGTTTTAGGAATGGCAATGGGTGGTGGTGACGATGACAGTTCTTCCACTGATTCTCAGACAAAGAGTACTACAGCAGCTAAGAAAGAAACCGCTAAAAAAGAAGAAGCAAAAGAGAAAGACAGCGTAAAGGTTGGCGAATCTTTTGAGAATGACGGTTTAAAAGTAACTGCTAAAAAGGCTGAGTTTGGATATGATGGTGGAGAGTACTTTACTCCAAAAGATGGATGCGAATATGTGGCCGTAGACTTTACTTGTGAAAATATCGCAGAAAAAGGTGACAAATATGTATCTGTATCTGATTGCAGTTGCTATGCAGATAATTCAGCTTGCGAACAGCAATACATAGGAGACAGTGATTTTGTCAACACTAATTTATCTCCAGGAAAGAACGTGAGCTTTACGGCATACTACGAAGTACCAAAAGACGCAAAGAAAGTGATTTTAGAATATAGGGCTTCATTCTGGACAGATAAGAAAGTAACTATTAATTTAAAATAATTAGTCCGCTAGTAGGACGACAAACAAGAAGGAAGAACCAATTCTTCCTTCTTTTCTTTTTTCTCAAAATAATAAAAAAGCACCTGTCGAAACAAGTGCTTTCGTTTTGAATTAATATACCAGTGTCAATTCCCTTTCGTCATTGTGTAAAAAGTCGTCCGCCTCTTTCAGATTGTCAAACGTTTTTACAACGTTCCACTCTTCGTCCTCGACACTGATTTTCATTTCTGTAATTTCTTCGGTGTCGCCGGACTCCACGATTTCGCCGTCTTCGTCATAGATTTCTGGCAAAATACAGTATTCCGTAATTAGATAGCAGCCTTCGGCGTTTCCGGAATAATAGGTAATATCTGTCTTATGTTTTTTTAAGACTTCTCTTGCTTCTTCTAATGTGTCACAAGATTTTACCAATTCGATAAAAACATCATCGCAGAAAAATGTACACCCCTGCACTATTTCTGAAATGTCTCTTTCTTTAATCTCTCGTGTAGCTTTATATACGTTATACTTTTTCATGTTTTTTTCCTTCCTGCCTTCGTAACCTCCGCGGCGGGTATTTACTTGACTTTGCGATAATATTTTGCTATAATATAGTTGTCCGCATATTGTATATGCGTGTGAGTAGAAACTATTTTGTTGACTATTAAGTCAATGGAGAAGGGGGCTGTTTTCAGCCTCTTTTTTCTGTGTCTAATAGCATCTGTAAATAATCTTCTCCCACATCCTCATGCGGCATTTCCCACAATTTTTCTGCTGTGTATCCCAGTTTGTGCAATTCGCG